GCGAGCCGAAGCCGGTGACAAAAAACCGATCACCTTACCTGCAAAAGAGAGCAGATCGCAGGCATCCAGGCGCGCAACCTCATGCTCGGTCAGCGCCGGCGAGGTCATTCGCGGCAGCACCTTAATCAGCGCATCGACGTCAGATTGCGCCAACGACGCCAGCGATACCCCGCGCAGGGTCCCCGCATTGGGTTTAGACACCGTCACCTTTTCAATTTTTTGCTCACCGCGCTGAACGGGGCTATCAAGCGTGACGATATGTGGGTTTTCACTTTCGTTCATGGCGGTCTCGTTGATATTTTCCATTTCGTTACTCTTCAGAAAGTTAATTCACCGGCCGGTAATCCCGGCCGGTTAAAGGGTTACAGGCCGATGGCCTTACGGTGTTCTGCCAGGCGATCGACGCCATCGACTTTGAGCACCATGTTGATGATGTCGATTTCGATGATCTCTTTGCCATCAATGGTCAGCTGGTAGTAAGCGCACTCGGTGGACATCTTGGTGGTGCCGCTCTCGCCCTGCTTGTTTTCACCGCCATCAAACTCTTTATGACGGCCGCGCATGACGATTTCGACGGCGGAGATTTCACCGGTATCATCGCGCTGATAAGAGCCGGTAAAGCGCAGCGGCACGCTGTCCGCGCCCGGAGAGGCGTACTGCGCCCACAGCGCGGCGTCCGGCAGACCGCCAACGGTCCACTCCAGCGCCAGGGCATCATCGTCCAGGCCAAGGTCGACAGAGACCGAGCCCGGCATACCGCCGCCGCGATACTTCTCCAGCTTGCGGGTAAGCTTCGGTAGGGTCACAGACTCAACAACGCCCATATAGCTCAGGCCATCGTTGAACATATTCAGGTATTTAAGTTTGCGTGGTAACGCCATGCTTCAGCTCCTTAGCTGTTAACCGAATCTGACAGGTCTGCCAGATAGGTGTCGGTGATGCGCTGGCGCAGGGTCAGATTTTCCAGCGGCGGGACAGGGGTGTAGTCGTAATCGATATACAGTTTCCCCGCTTTCAGGGTTGATGCATCGTTCGACTCAGGGTCATACCAGCAGGAGCCGTCGACGATATAGCCGTTGGTTTTCAGCTCGCGGAACTTGGCGTTAATACCGGAGACGATGTCGCGGATAAGCGTTGGCGTGATGGGTTTATCCATCGCCCACGCGTGCGCTTCCGCCATGGTATCGGCCAGCACCTGTGCGGTACGGGTGTAGTTTTCAAAGACGAATAACGGATCGTCTGAGCAGGTACGGTTACCCCAGAATTTGAAGCCGTCGTTGCGAATCAACGTGGTAACGCCAGCCTGGTTGAGCAGGTTCGCATCGGTAGCCTGTTCCTGCAGATCCCAGGAGACAGAGGCGCTTACGCCCGTAACGCCGTTAACGCCAACGTTTGACAGGGTTTTATGCCAGCCGATTGTCTGGTCGATTTTGGCGCGCAGGCCAAGCGCGCGGGCGGTAGCCCAGGCCGTCGTCGTTGCGTTCGTGGTGGTATCCCATGCCAGAAAATCAGGATGGATAACCATCAGCTCGCGCTGGCTGAAGTTTTTGCGGTAGTCGATCGCTTCAGAGATGGTTTTACAGCCCCACGCGCTGACATAGCCGAACGCTCGCAGGCTCTGGCACATGGCGGCCAGTGCGGTCGCCACTTCCAGAGAGTCCAGCCCCGGCACCCCGAGAATACGCGGCTTAACGCCGGTTACCGTTTTCGCGGTCAGAAGCGCCTTCAGGCCGGTGTACTTACCGTTTTCATCGGTGGTACCGATGATGTTGGAAACGGTCTGTTTGCGCGCCTCTTCCGGGGTTTCCGCGGTGCCTTCGGCCACACGAACAATAACGACAACCGGTTTGCACTGGTCGGCAATCGCCTGCAGAGAAGCGGACAGCGTCCCCGCCTTACCGGCTTTCGCAATCGCGTTTTGCACGTTGGTAATGAGCACGGGCTCGTTTAAAGGAAATGTCTTGTCGTCAGCATCGCTGGCCGTACAGACCATGCCGATGATTGCCGTCGAGACGGTGGAAATGGTGCGGGTGCCATCGTTGATTTCGATAACTTCCACGCCGTGGTGATAGTCGCCCATCCGGTTAACTCCTTCGTTTAGTGGTGAGGCTATTGTCTGTGGAGTGCGTGATTGATGCGACGTATTGGGGTTGGGGAAAGGATTACACAACAAACGAAAAACCCTCCGGATGGAGGGTTTGGGGTCAGGCAGGGCGTTCGGGCCATTCAATCTCTGGTGACATGCTGAGATCCAGCCGGTTTAGCATCACCCGATAGCGTTTCCAGAGTAACAGCATGGCAGCTTCCTCGTCTGCTGCGATACCGAGATCGGAGGCATCCTGGAGGGGGGCAATAACATCCGAAGCTTCGGCAAGCAATTCACCTCTTCTGGTTTCCGCCTGTTGAATTAATTCCTCTCGGGTCAACTGGCGTGGAATAATTTTAGTGCCATTCCATACCCACTCGCCGTGTATATTCAGCCCTTCTGGCACGTCTGTTTGATCAACTTCGGAAACTGACATACCAAGAGGAAAGAGGCGATCAACCTGATTACTGAAAGAGCGAATAATATTATTTTTGTCGTAGCATATCTTTAGGGTGTCGGCCTGAAAGCGTGACATATGGTAATACCAATCAAGTCCCTCATCTGACTGAAGAAATATAGCGTTAAACAAGAATTCTTTAAATTCTGGTTCATACTGAACGAAATTTTTAAGTGTAATCATGCTGTATGACCTACAGTAATCCATCCGATATTAGACATGTACTTCTGAATTGGGCGGTAGAAAATCGTATCGCCGCCGGGGTTTTGACCTTCAGCATTCCACCCCGTCATTGCGCAGCCAGCAGGCACCCGCTGCCAACCGTTTTGCGTAATAATAAATGCCCCCTCCGCCCCCATTGCGACATCACGGACAAAGTATTGCAGCGTCCAGTCCTGTCGTGCATAAGGGCTTAAATCCTGCTGAGGGGGTGGGTTGTTTGATGAGTACACTCGTACCTGGCCGCCAGACTCAAATAGGCCCTGACCTGCAACAATATTACCTCCGCTACCGACCTGTCCAGGAGCATTAAAATTACCGCTAATATCAAATTGGTAATTAACACTGTTTCTGGCATCGCCAGTTAAATTAATAATTGCAGTTCCAAACGCGTTAGTACCCGTGCGGTAAACTCCAAAACTAATTGCTGTTCCGTAACCATGGCCTGCCGTTTCCGAAAAGCCTTTGATAATCGGTAGATAAATAGAATTACCGTTAGGAGACTGATATCCTTTTGGCACCAAAAAAGGTGCTGCGTTGTTTTGATACTGATCGGCAAAAGCACCCGCTCCGTACCAACCGGTGGAGTTCGTCTGGTAGTAAGTAGCATCAGACAAATACGCAACACTTCCGCCATGATTCGTGATGACCTTTGTCCAGCCGCCCCATACACTGTTATCGCCATTAAGAGCACGGAATTTAAGCTGTTTCCCACCATCGCTATAAGATGCAGCGTATTGGACCCGGTAACCGCCAAGCCCGCCAACATCGAGAATCGTCGCCTCATAACCCGGCGAATTGGTTGCATTCGAATAACAAAAACTCACCGAGTTGAACGGCAGGGCATCGGCATTTGAAAGCCCCGTACCGGCTCTTGCAGATACAGATCTGATAGCCACTGCACTGCCGTTAACCAGTAACCGACCAGGAGTAATATCGTCAGGTGCCTCCTGTGCGTTTTTCGTCGAGGCGGTACCCAGGCTATTCCTGAGTTTAATGAGGTCATCGCCGACTGTTTTGACAGCCCTGGGTGTCGCCGCAAGAGACTCGGATGAACTATCAGTTACGCTACTGAGCTGAACAATACCTTTCTGTCCTGTGGTCGCATCCTGAGCCGTATACTTCCCGCTGGCGAGGTCGTAGGCAGCCTTTACCGCTTTCGGTGTCGCAGCCAGCACTTCTGAAGAGCTGTCAGTCGCACTACTAAGCTGGGTAAACCCTTTAGCCGTTAGCGTGGCATCAGGATGGCGACGAGACTGCTCATGCTCTGCGAGCTTGTCATCGACATAATCCTGCGTTGCCATTACCGTTGAGGTGTCAATCGTCAGCTCGACGGACTCTATGTCGCTTACCATGATGACCATACGCACGGTCTGCGCACGCCCAGATCCCTCATCTAACAACGGCTTATAACTTTCCGCCATGTTCCCAACTGCGATCAGTGTCCCCGTGTCATCATAGAGACCCATTTCACGCATCCAGAAACCACCGGTTTCTGGAGGAATGAGAAGTTCGGCTATCACATAGTTACGCTTTTTATTGTCCTGGCTGATTTTATTCAGCCCATGACGCCAGACTTCATTCACCAGCTTCGTCTGCCCGGCATCAGGCACCGGCAACGTGCCGCCACCGTCGCCGACCGCCATCGCCGTAAAATTGACTTTCTTGCCGTTCGGGACGGTCGCTGCTGCCAGTTTTTCGGCACCGGCTTTGGTGATAACCGTTTTATATTTCACTGTCATTGTGCTCTCACTTATCCGGGATAAACCGTGATGATGTCGCCGTCATAGCTCAGGGCCCCGGTATAGAGATAACCCGGAATGTCCTGGATGATATTCAGGCCAATAAGGTGGCGGCTGGCAGGCTTTGCATCGGCAATAAGCCTCTCCATTTCGTAATACATTTCCTCGGTGATACCCGTGTCTAACACGCCGATATCAAGGCGGAAGGTGCCGGGCGGATCGTTGGTTTGCCACCACTCGGTGACGTTAATCAGATAGCCAAGCGGCTCCACCACGCGGCGCACGGCGCCAATCGTTCCCTTGTGGGCATGAATAAACCACGCCGCGCGGATGACATCCCGCTTGGTGGCCTCCGGCCAGTTCTCATCCCAGCGGTCAACCGAAAACGCCCATGCCAGCCAGGGCAGCAGATTCGCCGGGCAGGTGTCAGCACTCCAGAGATGGCGCAGCGGAACGGGCGTATTTTCGATGTCCGCACAGGCGCGCGCCGCCGCCAACTCAAGCGGCGACGAACCAACCGGTAGAAGACGGGTATTACTCATCGTTCCCCCCCACGGTTACGCTGTAGTGGCTGCACCATGAGGCCTGAGTTTCATCAAGCACGATGTCAGCCGCGGGTGCGGTGAGTTCCACGCGCTGCACTCCTTCAACGTGAAGGGCGGCGTAAATGGCGGACTTGCGGATATCGCGTCCAAGCCGGTGCTGGGCCGTGATATAGGCCTGTAGCCGGGCCCTTGCCGCGTTGAGTACCGGCTCACTTTCGGGACCGGGAAAAAGGAAAAGCGATGCTTCAATGCTGTAGTCAACTATTTTGGCCGACTGGACGGTGACGCGGTCGGCGACGGGCCTGACGTCCTCATCGTTCAGCGCATTGCGAACAACGGCGAGCAGCTCCTCGGACGCCACGCCGTTATTCTCCCGGGAAAGCACGGAGACCGTGACGTTTGCGGGCTGTGGGCTAATTACGGAAATGTCAGCGACCCGACCATCTGCACTCCGACCATGGAACTGATACGCGCCCGTCGAACCGGCCACGCTCAGCCCTTCCGGCGCCTGCTGGATGCGCAGACGAAAATCGGTATCGGACTCCATCACGGCCGGAGTGGGCGGGAACGTGGCGTCATCGGCAGGGGTAATGACCAGACGCTGAAGGTTAGCGTTTGCCCCAATCTGGTCCAGATCGCGGCCCGCTGCATAGGCCAACATAACCGCACGCGCAGCCTCATTAACCCGCTGGCGCCAGATAACTTCCCGGTAGGCGTTCTCCTGGAGGAGCTTCACAATCGGCTCGGATTCCAGGGTCAGCGTCCGTGCAATCGCCTCTCGCTCCTCTTCCGGATAGAGGGAGACAAAGGTGGCCTTTCGTTCTGCCAACAGCGTTTCATAATCCACCTCCTCCACGACATCAGGCGCGGCGAGCTGGCTCAGATCAACAATAGCCATAGCGTTTAACTCAGTGAAATGGTGATAGAAAAGGATTGTCCGGAGGTCGGGCGCGTGCCGGTGATATCGACATACA